TTCTGAGAAACAAATGATAATGGAGCATTAAATTTAATTGACTCAACATCTTCTTTTGTAGAACCACCTTGTGCTTTTTGGTTTACTGTAAGAGTAACATTTGTATTACCTTGAATAGTACCAGATAATGCAAAGACAGCGGCACCGTTAGCAGCATCATTATCAGTTACCAAAGTTTCAAGTTGAATAATATTACCATTATCTAATCTTTGACCAAGAACACCATCACCAAATTTTACTTCATATGCACCAGTTCTACTTTCTTCAAGAAAGTATACCTTTGATGTAGCTGTAACTTCTGTAACATTAACAACAGATTCATATGTTTCAGTAGTGCTATTAGTTGCTGAAGCTTGTACTTTAACAGTAAGCTCCGATGTAACTGCATTTGTAAAAGGAATAATATATGCTTCAGCTGAATCTCTATCAAAAATGTATTCAGTATTTTTATATGAACCCTGAAGAATTCTTACATTACTAAAAATATATTCTCCGTTTGCATCTATAGTTGTAGTTAGTGTCTGATCGTTAACAAACTTATATGATACGCCGTCAATAGTAGAAGTAAATACTGTACCTTTATTCATTGTTAAAGGAAGGTAAGTATTATCGTCTGACAATACGCCTGTTGGATTATTTACCTTTACATCAATATATGCTGCAGCAGGATATGATGATCGAGGTGTGTATCCAAGCATCTTAGCGTGCGATACAACAGAAGGTCGCAATCTAGCAGAGTCTAAGAATGTTTCGTTAATAGCAAAGTTTGCATTGATAGCATTATAGTGTGTGACATATGCCATAACATCAAGCAGTGAACTCAGTGCAGAACCTTCAAAGTTATAATCTTGAAAGGTATCCTGCTCTTTCATAAATGTTTTTAAGTCGGCTTTGATTGTATCAAAGTCCATTTCCGAAACTTTAAGTCGATTAGTATCTGACATTTATCTGAGCCTCTCAATGATGAATTCTATGTCTGTTATCACATTTTCGGGTGATAAAATTTCTACTTCTATTTTTACGCTTAATGCATTACGATATGATAAATCACTAACTTCTACATTTAAAACTTTTACTCTTGGTTCATAGTTTTTTAATGTGTTAATAATTCTTTCTTCCATTTCAGCTTCAACAACAATATCAAAGTTTTCAAAAAGAAACTCTGTAAGTGATCCACCAAAATCAGGATCAAAAAACTTCTCGCCACGTCTTGTAAGTAAGATATTACGTACGGACTGCTTTACGGCTTCAACATCACGTTTAATAGGAACATCTTTTGTTACCGGATGTTTCTTAAACGGAAAGTCGAAATCGGAGTACGGTTTTGTACGAGCCCTGATATTTGAATCTATTGTTGCCATACTTCTATTTATACCTTAATTCGCGGAGACTGTACTAGCCCCGGCAGTTAATGTGATACCACAACCATAAGCATCACCAACTCTTGCAAGCGCTTTACTATTAACAAACACATTCGGTGAGCCAGCTGATAATGTAGTTACATGCGGCACGCATCCTGCAGCTGGTGGTACAGCAGGATGCGAAGTGTTTGTATCAGTAACTCTATGCGCAGCGAGACTTTCAATGAATACATCTCCTGATGCGCTATCTGCAGCAGGTACTACTCCGCATTCATGTACCGATACAGGATCTGTTGTTCTACACGTTTTGGGCATTATGCCATAATACCTCGTAACCATGATGGAGCATTAGCAGCTCTGCCACCTGAACCCCAATATTTTGCAGATGCTAGTGCAACAGTATTACCTGGAGAGATATCAACATGCATGCCAACTCCACCCATATAACCTGAACCAGCACCAATTGATAATGCCCCTGCTGATTTTGCTGCAGCTGCAAAGTCTGATGCTTCGGCTACATTGTTTACCATCGATAAACGGCTTCCATTCTTATACAACCAAATATCTGCAGCATAACCATCATCATGTCTATGAGAACCAACTGTTCCTGTAGTTTCATCTTGTCCACCTGAGAAAATAACAACGTCAAGACCAGCCGAGTTTGCTGCTGATTGTAATATGCTTTCTAGTGCAGGAACAAGTTTTAGTCTACGAGTTGCAGCAGAGTTTCTATATGTTACTGTACCACCACTGGCACCAGCAACAACAGTTCCATCTGTTGCTGGATTTACATTAGAAGGAGCAACAGGTGTAGATGTTTGAGCTTGCGATGATTGATCTTTACGAGGTATTGTTACGCCTTGTGAGGTCTGTTGAGAATAAGATGTATTACCATCAGGTTCAACAACAGAATATAGTGGAGATACTAGTTGTACATCATTATCGTTATTCTCAGAAATATCAGGTTTAAATGCAGCAGTCTCATCATCAGTATAATCAAGGAAAGATGCTGGTGTTGCAGAAGTTCCTGATTTATTTAGATCGATCGTAGAACCTACAAGATCCATAGCACCAATAGAAGATATTTTAAATGTACCTGTCGCTGCTATATCGATATCTCCCTTCGAAGACATTTTAATATTACCTGAACTATGAATATCTAACAGTCCATCTGTTTTTACATTAATATTACCTTGTGAGTCATGAAACGAATTACCAAATGTTTTTGTATATAAGTTACCTTCAACAGTTGTGTACATATTAGCTTTTGTCTCTGCAGTGATATTACCAAATGATGATAGTGTTGTAGTACCTTCTACTAACGCAGTTAGGTTACCACCAACATTTATATTAGCATTATCAGTTATATTGATTTCAAGTTGTTGTGATGAATTAAAATGTTTACCACTATGTACTACCATAGCACCATCAGGGTGTATCTCTATAAAAGATCCTGATCTATGATATACGTGTACGCGCTCAGACCCAGGTGTATCATCCATCTCTATCATATGACCAGATTCAGAGTGGAATACATGATTATACGGATACTTTGCATTATACGGATCAGCAGGTTCTGAACCTACAGATTGTTTTCCAATATCATTTACACCACGTGCTCTACGTTCTATATCAGATTCATTGATCTCTCGTGGGAATGTGCCTACAGGATCTGCAAAGCCATTTTCTGAATTTGGCTTAGATGAAGGAAATCCATTTACAGAACCCATTACAATAGGTGACTGAAATTGTTTATCAAGGAATTGCACTACTACCCAAGATCCAGGAACAAGGAAAGGAGTTTGTCCTAAACCCGAAACACCAGGAGTTGTAGTCGGATTCATAACAGGAGCCCATGGTAAAGATCCTGTAGGAATATCGTTTATCTTATCAGAACTATGTAATCCAAATACACGAACACGTACTCTACCCATTTCTTTTGGATCATTGCGATCTTCAATTATTCCAAAGTATAGCACTATCTTCCTCCTCCATGTTGAGGAGCTTTTGATTCAGATGGCCGTGATAAACCTTCTCTTAATAGATCTATCTCCATATGATATTCTCCACCCCTTAGATGATGACCAAGTCTGGCTATAATATGTCTTCCTGAGAATAGCTGATCTTCAAGATTTTCTCCTTGAAGAGGCGGAGCATTTGCTACAACTCTCATATTAACGCATTTTCCTACTTTAATTTTTTCAGGATGTGAATCGGTCAAAGCTTGAATAACTACCATATTGTTGATTCTGCTGTTAAAGGATTCTTTTTTACTCTTAGCTAACACATCTGTCTGAGTATTAAGTTCTGTTACACCTTCAGTTTCAAATGAAAACGGATTATGCATTTCTATAGTATTAGAAGCTTTTAAAATATTTTCTTCTAATTTAATATTGTTAACTTCATAGTTTTGATACTGATCAAGCGGAGAAAATGTTTTTGCATGATTTGCATAATAAAAACTATTTTCAGTATAACTTTTATTTGCGATGTCTATTCTCATTGCATTATTAATAAGAGCACCATCTTCTAATAGTTCTAATGTATCTCCATTTTGTAATACTTCATATTCAATTAAACCGCCGATACTGCCAGGATTAAATCTAGAACCTTGCCCAGTTGAGTCTTTATTATAATTTAATATTTTCTTTAACTCAAATAATTCTTCGTCAGTTTCTTCTTGTAGAATATCTCCTAAAGATTTTAGTATAGGA